CAGTATACATTTAATGAAATGATTACTATTCAAACACATGATGGTTTATATGATGAGGCAAATAAAAAATATTTACTTACTTATATGCCAGAACAAAAACCACGTACAGCATTACCTTTTATTATACACCAGGCAGATTTAATGGCTGCTCGTATTGAGTTTGAAAGGGAATGGTTACCTAAATTACAGGGTAACGTGGAGACCCAGAAGAAATCATTTACATTGGGTAATAATAAATCAGCACCAGTAACTTCAGCCGCTAAATCTAAAGCATTAGGTAGCGTAAAAAGTGAGGGACTAAAAAACTTATTAGCCAACTTATGATATTAACAATTGTATTACTTTCAATATTGGTCGTGACTCTTGGATTTACGACCTTTAACCTCTTACGTAAGAACGAAAAACAAGAGGACATTTTAGCAGGTTATATGACCTATTTAAACAAAATCTCAGATACTATTGAATTAGCAGAAAAGAAAATGATTGAAGTAGATGCTAAAGGTAGTTTTAAATCCGATGATGAAGTAGGATTTTTCTTTGAACAAATTAAAACTATTCAAACAGCATTAAATTCATTTGTTGTTAAGAATATTGTAAAATAATGGAAGAGGTAGTAGTAAAAAAGAAAAAGAAGGGTGTTCAATACTTTACTCAAGACACAGAAGATGCTATTGTATTATATAATAACACAACTGATTTTGAGGTAAAAAGTAGAATCTATCAAGATAGAATTCATTACGCCTTTTTTAAACTTACCGAAAACATTATTCATACCTTTAAGTTTTATTATACTGAGGTAGATAATATTGAAGATTTACAACACGAGGTAATTACTTTTTTACTATCTAAAATCCATCTATTTAATCCAGAAAGAGGGGCTAAAGCATATTCTTACTTCGGAACTATTGCTAAACGATATCTTATTTTATCAAATCAAAAGAATTATAAAAAACGTATTGATACTATTGGTTTAGATGCTATTGAAGAAGATGAAGAACATTCATACAGCATCGATGATTCGTCGCACGATGAGCGTTTATCAATGTATATAGACATTTACACGGAGCACGTCACTAAACACATTTATACTTTATTTCCTAAAGAATATGACGCTCGAATTGCGGATGCTATTTTAGAATTATTTCGCAAAAGAGAACATTTAGATATATTTAATAAAAAAGCTCTTTACATTTATATCCGTGAAATTATAGATGTTAAAACTCCTAAAATTACCAAGATAGCAAATCAACTCTACGACATTTTTAAGGAAGGTTATATATTTTATTTGGAACATGGATATACAAGTTTTTAAGTTTCATATTTATAAGAAACTAAATGTATATTTATGTCACAATTTGATAATATAATTTTTAAAAATAAAAAATTTTCGGATGTTTTAGAAGAAATCTATAACAACCAAAAGAAAAAAGACCAACAGGTTACTGCTTTAATTTCTGAGTTAAAACCATTAATTTCTGATATTGGGGATGCTACTTTGGTAGTTCCTTTAATTAAAGAATATATGGAAATTAGTGTTAAAAACGATGATATTTTAATTAAGATGGCTGCTTTAGCTCAACGTGCTATGGCAACAGTAACATCTGATGGTTCATTAACTATTTCCGATGAGGAAAAAGAGCAGTTATTATCTGCTATGAACGAATTAAAAGGAGGTAAATAATGGCTTACGGGTTTGGAGCTTTAAATAAAAATCTTAACACAAAAAATAATTTTAGTGTTAATAATGCTCTTAAACAAGAAAATATAATTAGTACCGGAAGGGTAATTAATGTTATTTTAGATGGAGATGATGCTAGTGCTATTGGTAATATTGAATTTATTGATTATAAATCAACTCCAGGTGATGTTTCAACATCTTCTACATCAAATAATAGATTAACAGCAAAACCTTTATTCCCAAATGTAAAAAATTATCCACTAGTAAATGAATTAGTAGTAATAGTAAGACAACCAGACATTGGAATTAAAGCAACAACAGCAAGTAAATCTATATACTATTTAAATGCTTTAAGTCTTTGGAATCACCCTCACCATAATGCTCTTCCATATGCTGAAGGTAATTTAAGTCAAACCCAACAAAAAAGTTATTTACAAACGGCATTAGGAAGTTCAAGAGTAGTAACAGATCAATCAACCGAAATTTATTTTGGAGAAACCTTTAAAGAAAGAGATACTATTAATCCTTTATTGCCTTTTGAAGGGGATGTAATTTACGAAGGTAGATGGGGAAATAGTGTTAGATTTGGTTCTACAGTTAAAAATAGACCCAATAATTGGTCATCAACAGGTACTGATGGTGATCCTATAATGATTATAAGAAACGGTCAAGGTATTAATCCTGGAAATGGATGGAAACATATTACTGAAGACATTAATAAAGATTTAGGATCTGTTTATTTTGGTTCAACTCAAAAAATACCATTAAATGCTTCTAGTATTTCATATGTTAGTTACAAAACAAATCCACCCACATTACCTTCCGAATACACAGGAAATCAAATAATAATAAATTCGGGGCGATTAGTATTTAATTCAACTGTAGACCATATTTTATTAAGTTCTGCTAAATCAATTAATTTAAATGCTGTTGAAAGTGTTAATATTGATGCCCCTACTACAGTAATTCAATCCACAAACACATATATTGGTTCAAAGAACGCAAACGAACCACTATTATTAGGTAATCAAACGGTTAATTTACTAAACCAATTAATATCAGATATATCTGGGTTTATGACTATTTGCTCAACAGCAGTATCAACACCTCCAGGCACTCCTTTAGTCCAATTAAATATAGCAGCTTCTCAAGTAAATACTTCTTTACAAGCATTACAAGCAAATTTAGAAACTTTAAAATCTAAATATAATTATACTGTATAATGGCATCACCTCTAGATATAGAAAAACAACGATTACAGGAAGCCGCTATTACTGAAGCTAAATCAAAATCAGCTAGCAATAAAAAAGTTGATGCTACAGCTATTGAACAAGCAACCCCTAATAATTTAAAAGCTGTAGGAGCATCAAAATTACCTCAATTAATATATATTTTAGGTAGTCAAGTAAATAATTTAATTCAACCCTCAATTGATAAATTAAATAGAGATTATGTTTCTAAATATCAAAGTAGTGGAGTATGTTTAACACCAGTTGAATTAATTAGATTAAGACAACAAAGAGATTTAATAGTTAATCAATTAAATAACATAGGAAATAAAATTGAAATCTTAGGTAAATCAATTACAGGACTATCTTTTTTCCTAAACACAGTATTAACATTAATTACCACTATTGATTTAGCATCTATAGCTACATCTGTAGCATTAAAAATTCCCCCTACTAGCGCTTTACCCACCCCAGGTGTTATAACAACTTTATTAAATGATGCTCAAACTTTAATTAGAAAAGTTACTTTTGATCAATATGGTAATTCAAAATTATCTAAATATCAATCAGTATTAGCTGGTTCTGCATTAGTTTTATCTATTGTAGGCGGTTATATATTAACAGCAGTAAAAGATCTACAACTAATAGATTCAGTTTTACAATCTTGTGACCCAAATAATGAACTTTCACCAATTTCTCCAAATGTTCAATCTATAGCAGATGCACAATTGCAATCAACTCAAACCCAAAACCAAACTACTTATAATGGGTTTATTATTGAGATACAAGAAGTTCCTTATACACCAACAGTAAACCGTAGACGTGCATTAGGAAAAAATCAACAAGGTATAGTTTTAATTCAAACCGAATTATCATTCACAACCGATAATTTAACTTTAATTAACGAATTAAAATTAATAATCGACAGAGACAATTTAAAAGCTTATTAACTTAATATTTATAAACAATGAAACCATCAGATTTTAAAAAAATTATTAAAGAGGCAGTAAGGGAAGCTATTCAAGAAGAATTAAAAGATATTCTATTGGAAGCTGTTCGTGCCCCTAAAACAATTGTTACGGAGTCAATTAGAGACACTTACGCTCAACCTCATCTATCAAAACCTAAACAACTAACTCCCTCAGAACGACAAGCAATGTTTGGAGGTATTTTAGAGGAAATGCAAGGTGGAGGAGTAGCAACAACCGCTTATGCTGGTAATTTTCAAGCAAACGGACCTGTAGATGCTATTAATGGAGCATTACCTGAAGGTAATGTAGGATTAGATCAAATAATGGCTTTAATGAATAAATAATGGCATTTGGAGCTAAAAGAATATTCCCTTTAGATACCAAACCTAGTGTTGGGGTGGGAGTAGCTTTACCTTTTAATGCTCCTGCTGTTTTTCAAACCACATATACAACTCAAGAATCTATTAAATATAATTTAATTAATTTTTTCTTAACAAACCAACCAGAAAGATATTTAAACCCTACATTTGGTGGCAATTTACGATCTTTTGTATTCCAACAAATATCAGAAGGAAGTTTAGAAGGATTACAAACAAATATTGAAAGTTCATTAGCACTTTATTTCCCAAATGTAGTAGTTGAATCATTTACGATTACACCCAATGAAGATGAAAATGAAGTTAAAATTAATCTTACATACAGTATCCAAAACACAGGTATAAATGACGCAATTGAAATTCAATTTACATAATGGCTATTAGAAGAAACATATCATACATCAATAAAGATTTTACTGAATTAAGATCTAGTCTTATTGATTACGCTAAAACCTATTTTCCTACAACATATAATGACTTTAGTCCAGCATCACCAGGTATGATGTTTATGGAAATGGCAGCTTATGTAGGTGATGTTTTAGCATTTTATTTAGATAATCAATTACAAGAAACATATTTACAATATGCTCGTCAAACTAATAATTTATATGAATTAGCTTATATGTTTGGTTATAAACCAAATGTAACTCAAGTAGCTACTACTTATGTAAATTTTTACCAACAAGTACCAGCTTTATTATCAGGTTCAACTTATATACCTGATTTTAGTTATGCTTTATATGTTGAACCTAATTCAACAGTAACTCAAAATACAACAAATAAAATCCCTTTCTTAATACAAGATCCAATAGATTTTTCTGTATCAAGTTCAGGAGACCCTACAGAAGTTACAGTATATGAAATTTCAGGAGTAATACCAACCAAATTTCTTTTAAAGAAAACAAGAAAAGCAATTTCATCAACTATTGAAACAGCACAATTTCAATTTGGTACTCCTGTTCAATATTCAACTGTTGAAATCAATGCTGATAAAATTGTTGGTATTTTAGATATTATAGACTCAGGTTCAGGAGATAAATGGTATGAAGTAGATTATTTAGGCCAAGAAATGGTATATGATTCAATAAAAAATACTAATCAAAATGACCCAAATTTATCTCAATATTCAGGAGATACTCCATATATTTTAAAATTAGAAAAAATTCAACGTAGATTTGTAACTAGATTTTTAGATTCTGGTTCATTACAAATCCAATTTGGAGCAGGTACAGCAAATGATACTGACGAAAATATAATTCCAAATCCAAATAATGTTGGTATTGGTTTACCTTTTGAACAATCAAAATTAACAACTGCCTATTCACCTGAAAATTTTTTATTTACAAAAACCTATGGTATAGCACCTTCTAATACAACATTAGTTGTTAGATATTTAACTGGTGGAGGAGCTGTATCAAATGTTCCTGCTAATTCATTAACAGTATTTACTGGAACTGCTAAATTTTTAAATTCTAATTTATTTCCCGGAACTGCTAATACTATATTTAATACTTTAGGAGTAACAAATCCATTAGCGGCTGATGGAGGAGGTGATGGAGATTCAATAGAGGAAATTAGACAAAATTCCTCTGCTAACTTTGCTTCACAATTACGTAACGTAACACAAGATGATTATTTAGTTAGAGCACTTTCAATGCCTGCTAATTATGGAGTAATTTCAAAAGCATATATTGAACCTACTAAAGCACAATCAATATCGGCTGGTGAATCTCAATCCGTATTAGACTTGTATGTGTTGTCATATAACGTAAACAATCAATTAACCATAGCATCTACCGCTTTAAAACAAAATTTAACTACATACTTATCCCAATATAGAATGGTTAACGATTCTGTTAATATTAAAGATGGATTTATTATTAATATTGGGGTTAATTTTAGTATTATTATATTACCTAATTACAATAGTAATGATGTATTAACAAAATGTATTGTTGCTTTAAAAGATTATTTTGCTATTGATAAATGGGCAATTAATCAACCAATCATATTAAGAAATATTTATATTTTACTTGATGCTATTGAAGGAGTTCAAACAGTTCAAAACATTACTATTAATAATTTAGTAGGAGAAAATTTAGGATACTCTAAATACGCATATTCTATTCCAGCAGCTACTGCTAATAATGTAATTTATCCCTCATTAGATCCCTCAATATTTGAAGTTAAATACCCAAACACAGACATTCAAGGAAGGGTAGTAAATTTATAACAAAATGGCAGTATTAAAAATATTCCCCGATAAAGACGCTACATTATACTCTTTATTCCCTACAATGAATACGGGATTAGATGAAATTGTAGAAGCAACAGAAACTGTTTTTGCATACTCAGATCCTAGCCCCCAAACAAGTAGATTTTTAGTTCACTTTGCTGATGAAGATTTAGCAGCAGCTTTTGACCCTATGCCAGATGCAGTTTATCAAAGTGGAAGCTGGAATGCTAAGTTACAATGTTATGTAGCAACAGCTACTGGATTATCAGTAACAACATCAATTGACTGCTTTCCAGCAGCACAAAATTGGGATATGGGAACAGGTCGTTACTTAGATGAACCAATTTCTACTGATGGATGTAGTTGGATTTGGGCAGGATATTCAGGAAGTTCCCTTTGGTCACCACCAGCAGGTGCTACTATTTCATATACTTCATCCGTCCCAGCAGGTGGTGGAGTTTGGTATACTGGATCTCAGTATACAGCTTCTATTACCTTTTCATATAGGACAAATAAAGATATTAATTTAAATGTAACTAATACTGTTAGAGCATGGACAACAGGTTCAGGTTCAGTACCATTTACAAAACTTCCTAATTATGGTTTTCTTTTAAAACAAAATTTAGAATTTGTATACAATAAAAACTACCAACCAGAATTAAAATATTTTTCAGTTGATACAAATACAATCTACCCTCCAGCTTTACAAATTAGTTGGAATGATTTTGTATTTAATACTGGTTCCAATAATACTCAAACAATTTTAAATACACTACCTGCTACACTTACTTTAGCACAAAATCCAGGAGTATTTTATAGTGAAAGTATAAATAGATTTAGAATAAATGCTCGACCAGAATATCCTGTTCAGCTATGGCAAACAGAATCTGTTTATTTAAATAACTATTATTTGCCTACAGCTTCATATTGGGCTTTAAAGGATTTAGAAACTAATGAATATATTGTTGATTTTGATTCTACATATACTAAATTAAGTGCTGATGCTACATCAAGCTATTTTGATATGTATATGAACTTTTTAGAACCAGAAAGATATTACGCTATTTTAGTTCAAAGTACAATCAATGGTTCAACAGTTGTGTTTGATGATCAATATTATTTTAAAGTAATTAATGGATAATGGCTATTATAACTTTAACTAAACCAATATATAATAAAACTCAATACGAAAAGGTAATTGATACTTCTTTTAATCAATTAGGGTTAACTTTGCCTACAAGTTCATTTGTTGCTCCTACAATATCTGTAGCTGAATTTTTTCAAAATTATCAAGAATTATTTTTTTCTATACCTAAATTTGGAAACGCAGATTCTCATGAGTATCTTATTAGAACAAGTACCGATTATGTTGGATCATCAACAGTAACAGATAATACTGTTCAAGCTTTAATTGATGAAATTACTCAATTAAGACAAGAAAACCTAGACTTACAACAACAATTACTTTCAGGAAGTTTAAAAGTATAATAAATGAACGAAACAATTAACATAATTCCTATTTCGCCAAATAATTTTGAATTTCAAGAATATAATTCTGATGATTTATCTTTAATTCAAACACAAGAAGTAGAAATTTCTTTTAATCCTGAAACCGATTATATTGAATATTACGTTTATGATATAAACGGAAATACATTAATAGAAAATATAAATGGGTATCCTGGATATAAATTAATAGATAATCAAGTTTTAATAGATCCTTTAAAAGATTTAACTGCTTATGGTTATGATCAAGGGTCATATAATACATTATATAATTTTTTAAAGAGAAGATTATCATCAAACCCATTTAAAACATATTTTATATCTGAAATTAGTTCTGATAGGACTGAAATTAGATTAGATACAACAGATATATTAGATTTTGAGGTTGTAGGAACAACGACAGCCTTTATTCAAGAAATCCAATCATCACCCCTCCAATATATAGATTTTTATTTAAATTTTGGAGATAATCAATTAGTAATTGCTAATAACTTATTATTAGACAATACTGATCCTACAAATCCAACCATTTTAATTAAACTATATGAACCACTACCAGACCAATTTATTCTTAAAAGTCAATGTTGGGTAGTAGAACAAATAGCTAATTCTTTAGCTTATAATATATCAATTACTCCTACTTTTGATGTTACTGGAGATAATATTTATGTAGCTGGTCCTAATTATAATTTAAATGTTAGTGATAATATTAATAATTCTACTGATTATATAGATTATAGTAATTTAACAGCTCCTACTTCATCATATTCTCAAGGAACAGGTAGTTTACAATATCAATTAAATAACTTATTAGCTCAAAAAGGATTATCAATTAATATAGATTACTCAAATTATAGTAACTTTATTCATTTTTCCTCAGCCCAATCAAGATTAGAAAATTTTTATTATAAATTAGGATTATTAGAAAATTATACTTATAGTGCTAGCTTATCAACTACAGGTTCATTAACTGGATCTTATTATGCTTCATCAAGTAATGTTGTATGGCAAAGTAAAATAAATGAAATTATTACTACTTTTGATCCTTATGAATATTATTTATATTTTACATCAGCATCTACTGCTTGGCCTAAAACAAATAATACTCCTCCTTATACAAATTATACAACAACTTCAACTAGTGGTTCTCAATGGTTTGTATCTCAATCACTTGTAGCTGAAGAATATGATATTGAAAATAATAATGCATTAACATTAGCTATTCCTTCATATATCTTAGATGACCCAGATAATTATAGTTTTGGATTATTTATTGAAATGATTGGTCAAAGTTTTGATAGTATATTTGTATATTTACAAGATGTTACTAACAAATATGACGCTGATAACAGATTAAATTATGGTGTTTCTAAAGATTTAGTAGCAGATATATTAAGAGATATGGGTATAAAAATATACCAAAATAATTTCTCTTCAAACGATCTTTACCAAGCATTAATTGGTCTAACTCCATCAGGTAGTTTATACAACTTACCATTTACTACTACTCAATACCCTGTTCCTACAGGATCTGGTTTAGAATATATTACAACATATGTTACTGCTTCTTTAACATCATCCCTATATCCTACAGATGATATTAATAAAGAAACTTATAAACGTATATATCACAATATTCCTTTATTACTTAAGAAAAAAGGATCAGTGGCAGGAATACGTGATTTAATTACTACGTTTGGAGTAGATGATACTATTTTACGTATTAATGAGTTTGGAGGAAAAGATAGAAATCCAAACACATATGATAATTGGGAAGATACTTACAACTATGCTTTTTATACAAGTGGTTCTTCTTACATTAGTTCATCCTTTGTATTAAATTCTTTATGGGGTGCTCCTAGTAATAAACCCCAATCAGTAGAATTTAGATTCCAAACTACAAATTTACCTACAGCTTCAGGATATTATTCTCAAAGTTTATGGTCAACAGATACTGGAGTTAATATTAGGTTAAGGTACACAGGTTCTGGGTACACTAGTGGTTCATATTCAGGATCTACTTTAGATCCTTATTACCAATATGCGTTTTTAGATTTTATTCCTGATGCTACTTCTCCATCTACTTCAGCAAGTATTTATTTACCATTTTATAATGGAGGTTGGTGGTCAGTTTTATTAAATAAATCTCAAACAACATCTCACGCTTATCAATTATTTGCTAAAGATAAAAATTATAATGGGGAAGATGGAAATGTTATTGGGTTTCATTCATCATCTTCATTAACATCAAGTAATAGTAATACTTGGACAGGAAGTTCAATATCATATTTTGGCACATCTTCCCTATCAGGTAAAATATTTTCTGGTTCATTCCAAGAAATTAGATATTATACTTTACCTTTATCAGAAAGTAACTTTGATGCTTATGTAATGAATCCTTACTCAATTGAGTCAAGTGAAAACTTAGCATTTAGAGCAACTTTAGGAGGTGAATTATATACGGCTTCTATTTCTGTTCATCCAAAAGTAACAGGATCTTGGGTTGCTACTTCTTCATTTGCCTCTAATAGTATTTTTAATACTAGTTCTGGAGGAATATATATACCAAATTCTGAAGTATTTTATTTTGATCAAGTACCAGCAGGTATTCAAAATGCTATTTCTCAAAAAATAAAACAACAAAATATTGTTTTACCTTATAGTAGTAGTGATTCAAATATTCCAAATGCTAATGTATTATCACCTTTTATCTCAATACAACAATTTCCTACTGTAAGTTCAAGTTATACTAGAAATATTGATTATGTTGAACTTGGTTTTTCACCACAAAATGAAATAAATGAGGATATAAATTCACAATTAGGATATTTTAATTTAGGAGATGTAATTGGAGATCCTAGATTTCAATCAGCATCATTAGATACTTATCCTGCTTTAGATGTTATAAGAGAATCATATTTCCAAAAATATGTTTCAAATTACCAAGAATGGGATTATGTAAGATTAATTGAATTTTTTGACAATTCATTATTTAAAATGTTTGCTGATTTTGTACCTGCTAGAACAAGTTTAGCATCTGGTATTATAATTAAGCAAACATTATTAGAAAGAAACAGATATAGAACCCCACAAGTTAGTCCATCTGCTTCAATTGCTTTAATAGGATCAGGATCAAGTTCAATTGGTACTCCATATATAGTTGAAGACCAACTAATTACAGGTTCTATAACAGTAGGTAATATTATAGGTACTGATGGAGGTTCATTACCAAATGATTATTATTTAGCATTAAAACCTTCAAATTATAATATTCCTTTTGGGGATAGTACTACTTATCAACTTTCCCAATCAGGAGTATACAATGTAATATTTAATATCTCAAGTTCAGGAGGTTCAGGAGCAACATTAAAAGTTTATAACTCATCAGGAGTTCCATCTTCATTTGCAGGAAGAGTATCAGAATCTGTATTTGCAGTTTCTAATAGTATTGATTTAAATACAACTGCTAATTTTATAGCTGATTTTTCAACCCAATATATTACTATTTTTAATGATAATGATATAAGTTCAGCTCAAACATCCTCAATTTCTAATATAGAAATATATCACCTTCCATCTTATAAAGCATCTACTCCTTCATTATCAGGTTCAGTAACACAAATTCTAACTAATTATTATGATTTTAATGGTGAGTTAGAGGGAACAAATTTAGTTGTTGAAAGTGGTGATTTTAATGATTATACTATTGATATTAATCAAGTATATACAACTGGAACTTTTTATTCTAATACACCCACAACAAGTAATCAAAGTATGACTTTTACTAATAACGTTTATGATTTTAATTTTGATAACGTTTATTATATAAGTTTTACAGCAAAACGTTGGGGTTCACCATCAGCTGGTACAACACTACAATTATTAAATATTGATGGAACTACAGCTTTTTCAACTTCTATCCCTGCTAATAATTTAGGAGGAAACTCAGGTAGTGTAACTGTAAATCAAGCACAAATTCAAGGAATTTTACCTCAAACATATTTTTATATGTTTACAGGATTAGGAAGTAATGGATATAGTAGTAGTATAGAAAATTTTACTATATTTGAATCCCAAATTTCTAATCCAGAGTACTTAGTAGTAGCTGGAGATGTTCAAGATGAAAGATTAAATTCAAAATATATGGATATTAATTTTTCAACTAATCCAAATATTGCTGTAAACTCACAAGCTATTTTAAGTGGTAGTGCTACAAGAGCAGCAGTACAAGATTCTAATTACACATCAGCAAAACAAATTAATCCAAGATACATAGGATGTACTTTAATATCCCCTACAGGTTCAAGATCTGAAGGATTTGTAAATCAACCTATGACAACAGGTAGTTCAATAGGAGCATTAGCTAATGTAGAACAATATTGTGATTGGTTTGCTTATTTTGATGGTATTCAATTAACAGACTATATAAAAAATACAGGATCAAGTTCATTAGTTACACCAGTTTATACTGTTCATATTACTACTTTAATTGATGTGTATGGTAATAAAATAGGTTTAAATTCAAACAATAATATTATTCCTATATCTACTTCATATAGTTCATCAATAGTAGTTATAAATCCGGTTACAGGTAGTGCTATTCAAAATCCATTAACTAGTAATATACCTATTTTACAAAATATTTTTATACCTACCTCTCAAGCATCACTTAAACAATATACAAATGTAACTGGAAGTGCAGCTTCAGGTAGTTTTAATCCCTTTACAATTTTAACATCAGGATTTTCTCCTAGTTATACTCAAACTCCTTATAATTTTGATGCTAACGAAACTATAATAGTATTAACATCAACAACTTCAAGTGTTTTATCAAATTCATCATCTCCAGGTTTAATAATTCCACAGAATTTTAATCCAAAATATAAAAATGATTTACTATCTATAGCACAAACCGCAGGATTCTTTAAAACCGTATAATAAAAAACATAAAACTATATATTTATAATAAAATAAACAAATGGGATATTTAAATAATACAATAGTAACCGTAGATGCTATCTTAACAGATGTAGGACGTCAATTACTAGCTCAACAAAATGGTCAATTCCAAATCACTCAATTTGCTTTAGCAGATGATGAAATTGATTACACACTTTACAATCCAACTAACCCATCAGGTTCTGCTTATTATGGACAAGCTATTGAAAATATGCCTTTATTAGAGGCATTTCCTCAAGCTACTCAAACTATGAAATATAAGTTAGTAACTTTACCTCGTGGAACAGCCAAATTACCTATTTTGGATATTGGATATTCATCAATTATCTTAAAACAAGGTGCTTCATTAGCAATTACTCCTCAAACATTAAATTATTTAGGTGGTAATACTTATGAAACAGCAGGTTATACAGCCACAATTTCAGATATTAGATTATTTAATACATTTCAAGGTGTAGGTATTAATACTCCTGCTGTATCTGCTTTAAATTTAGCAAACCAAACAACAACTATTGGCACATCAGTATCAAGAACAGTTGTTGGTTCTACAATTAATATGACCGCAACAACTATTAATACATTATTTAGTACACAAACTCAACTTCAATGTACATTAACTATTGAAGGTAGAGATAGTGGTGCTTTCATAACAATTCCTGTAACTGTAACTAAAGTACCTTAATATATAAAACATGTCATTTAAAAGATTAGAAGCCGACGATTTTCTAGTAAGCTCAAACGCTATATCCTCTGTATGCTGGACTACAGGTAGCCCAACATTAACAAATTTTTATACATCATCTGTTCAAGCTGGTGGTAGTTCAGGTAATTATTATATAAATGTTTTTGATACTACTGCTACACAGTCTGTCCAATTTGCTATTGCTTATGGAAATGCTGCTGGTAGTGGTAGCGCTAATTATAATAATGCTGTTAATGGTTTATCACCAACCAGTACAATTTTTGGTCAATGGCAAGATTTAGTAATTGGAGATGAAAATACTAATTTTACATTTGGTGCTATTACATCCTCAGAATTTTTTGCTTTACCAATTGAAAGAGCATGTTATAAAGAATCTTTATTTTTAGGTTCTTTAACATTAAATCTTTCAGGTTCTTTAGGTTCAATTAAATTAACTGATAATAGTAATTATGTAACTTCAGTTCAATTCTGTGCTGCTGGTAGAGTATTTCAATTAATTACTGGTTCAGCAGGTACTATATCTTCTACTTTAACAAGAAATACCGCAGATGGTTATTCTTTTAACTCAGGATCCTATGGTTGGTTCTTACCAGATATTGGAACTATTATTTTAAATCCATTAGCTTTAGCTGCCCCTGCTGTAAGTGGTGGTATTGGTTTGATTTATAGTGGATCTACATTCTCGGCTACAGGATCGTATACTAACCAAACAAATGCTAATTCTCAATTACTTAGAGCAATTAGTGGTTCAACAGGATTTACTTTAAATTCACAAGAAACTATTGTATCAGATTATATATTTGTTCGCCCAAGAAGTTCAGAATTCAATTATTCAGAAAACCCATCATTTATATCAGGTTCAACTGGTGAAGTATTATATCCTCAATTCATTAACAACCCTCAAGTATACATTACTACTATTGGTTTATACAACGACACCAACCAATTATTAGCAGTAGCTAAATTATCAAGACCATTAGCTAAAGATTTTACCAAAGAAGCTCTTGTTAGAGTTAAACTTGATTTCTAAAATGAATGGGTGCCTACAAACAATTTTTAGCGTCGGACATAGTAATTACTCCGCTTGAATTAAACAAATCGTTTAATTTTGAGGGGGCAGCCGCGTTAACTAGTTCTGTTGTTGGGATTGATAGATATTTAGGTTTATGTACTAGTTCATTATTTAATCCTTTAACTGATCCTACAACAGGAGAAATTACTACTCAATATCAAAGATTAGTTTATAGTTCAATTGAACAACTTTACTATTCAAATTACTTAAATTCTACAGCTAGTTATGGTTCACCTTTAAATACATCAAGTTTAGTTCCTGGAGCTAATATTACTGGTGATGTTTTAGTAGGTACTACATCCTCCGCAGGTAGATATTATAATTACCCACAAACAGATTTAACGTTTGCTCACTATTTTCCAACATCCTCTAATTCAATAATAGGTGTTATGTCTATTCCTGTAGGATTATTTGGAAATTACATTCAACCAAATTCATTTAAATGGATAGCACCAAGTGGTTCTATTTATGATGATGGGCAGGGAAATTTAATATTTTCCTCTTCACAGCAAATTTGTGGTAATATATTTTACAATCATGGTTTAGCTATTATTACTAGTGATTCACAACCTCAAGGAGATACTTACGGAACAGCTGTTTATGGTTCATCTCTATATGGTTTATCTGATTCTTTAGTAGTAAATAATTTCATTACATCTTCAAATGTTACTTGTTCGTTTTCATCCTCACTTACAATTTATGAAACTCAATATAAATGTACTGCTAGAGAAAATGAATTTAGTTTTAGTCAAAACCCCTCAATAACCTCAGGCAGTACAGCAAACTCAAGTTCAGTAGGAACATTTTATACTCCATCACAAGAGGTATATGATTTTGCTACAGGTTCTTATTTTGCCCCTTACGTAACAACTATTGGGTTATATAATGAACAACAGCAATTATTAGCTGTAGGAAAATTAGCTCAACCATTACCTTTATCGCCTACAACAGATACTACAATACTTATAAACATAGATAGATAAATTATGTGGTTACACAAAGGAAAAGTTATAAATTCAATTGAGGATATGCCTCAAGGAACATTCGGTTTTATATACATTACAACTCACAAACCAAGTGGGGTATCGTATATTGGAAAAAAATCGTTATATCACAACGTTAAACGTAAATTAACCAAAAAAGAACTAGCCGAGCAAACAGGTAGAGGTCGTAAACCTACTACTCAAGTAGTTCAAAAGGAATCTGATTGGAAAACGTATTACGGATCTACAAAACAAATTGTAGAACTCATTAAAGGAGGTAAACAAGAGGACTTTACCCGTGAGATATTACAGTTTGTTTTTAATAAAAAACTCCTTACTTACTATGAATGTAAGTACTTATTTATAAATGAGGTATTAGAACATCCAGACAAATGGTACAATGATAACCTCCTTGGAAAGTTTTTCACTAAAGACTTTGCTACGCAAGATTAAGTTTGTACATTACTGTATATGCTCAATCAACCACTGATTGCCTTAGTAAATTCTGTATTAGGAACTGGTAAACCAACAGCAAGAGGTAACTATGCTTATAGTTGTCCCTTCTGTAATCACCATAAACCTAAGTTAGAAATCAATTTTACTGAAAACCAAAAAGGAGAGAATCCTTGGCATTGTTGGGCTTGTGATAAGAAGGGTAAAAAGGTAGCTCAAGTATTTAAACAAAAAACAGCATCACCTGAAAAGATGATGGAGTTAAGAGCTTTAGTTAAAACAGAAACCTCCGATAGAGAATATGCTGTTGCTGAAAAAGTAAATCTACCTAAAGAATTTAAAACATTTAAAAATATTACCCAAACAAACATTTCAGGACGTCAAGCATTAGCTTACTTAAAATCCAGAAATATTACAGATGAGGATATACTTAAATACAATATTGGTTATTGTGAAACAGGTCCTTACAAAAACATGGTTGTTATTCCCTCATATGATGCTAGTGGAAGCTTAAATTATTTTACAGGTCGTTCGTTTGAAAAAGACCCTAAAATAAAATATAAAAATCCATCTGTATCTCGTGATATTATACCATTTGAGTTGTTTATAAATTGGGATATACCGTTTATATTGTGCGA